AGATGCTAGACCAGTGCCGCCGTTTGTCGCAGGCAGTGTTCCTGTAACACCAGCGGTCAAGCTGACGTTAGTGATGGTGTTGTTGCTACCGTTGATGGTCTTGTTCGTTAAGGTTTCTGTGCCTGCCAAAGTAGCAAAGCTACCAGCAGTAAAGGCTGCGCTAGTCCATGCAGAGCCAGTCCACACAAACAGATTGCTGCTTGTAGTGTTCCAGTACAGAGCGCCTGTGAGCAATGCATTACCGTCATTGTCCACGCTAGGAGCAGAAGCTTTAGCACCAAGGTAACGATCATCAAAACTGTCATAGCTTGCAGCAGCGCTTGTAGCAGAAGCAGAAGCTGCCGACGCTGAGTTACCAGCATTGGTTTCAGAAGTTGCGGCGTTAGAGGCTGATGTAGCAGCAGCGGCAGCAGAGGCAGCAGCAGCAGTGGCACTACCTAAGATGGTATCAACATACACCTTAGTAGTGGCATCGGCATCAGCAGTGGGAGTACCAAGACCAGTAATCTTGTTGGTGCTCATAGCGATAGCACCAGTCATAGTGCCACCAGCTTTAGGCAAGTTCAAAGCATCAGCAGTGTCTACATAGGTCTTTGTTGCAGCGTCTTGGTTTGCCGTAGGATTACCAAGACCTGTGATCTTGCTAGTACCCATAGCGATAGCACCAGTCATAGTGCCACCAGCTAATGGAAGCTTAGTGGCAATAGAGTTGGTAAGTGTTGTGGACAGGTTAGGGTCACTACCTAACGCTGTAGCAATTTCGTTGAGTGTGTCCAATGTAGATGGAGCAGAGGCAACCAAGTTACTAATCGATGTGTCTACATAACCCTTAGTGGCTGCATCAGCAGCATTGGTTGGTGTTGTGAGGTTGGTGATGGTGGCTGCTGAAGAAGCATCCATGTTCAAGCCACCGTTGATGACAACATCGTTGAACGTGGAAGAACCGCTGGAGGCTGTGACGTTACCAGTCAAGTTGCCTGTGACGTTGCCAACAACAGCACCAGTGTGTGTACCAGCAGTGTTGCCTGTGACGTTGCCTGTCAAGCCACCAACGAAGCCTGTGTTGGCTGTAATGGTAGTGCCTGTGATGGCCTGTGCTGAAGCACCACCAATGACAGCACCGTCAATCGTACCAGCGTTGATGTCAGCAGAAGCAATGGTGGCTGCGGTATTAACCGTCAGGTTGGTCACGGTAGCAGCAGCAGGTGTTGTTGCTCCAACAACAGTGTTGTCAATAGTGCCTGCATTGATGTCAGCAGTATCAGCAATCAAGCTATCAATGTTTGCTGTGCCATCAATGTACAGGTCTTTAAATTCTAAGGAGCCAGTACCAAGGTCAATGTCGTTATCTGTAACTGGAACAACTGCACCGTCTTGGAAGCGAACTTGCTCAACAGCAGCAGCACCCACCTCAACGAATACACCGTGACGGTTATTAGCTGTATCAGTGGCAATCTTATTAAGAAGATCGGCATCACCAATGACAGGAACAGGATGGCCTTCAGCGGCTGTGCCGTCATGCTTGTGACCAATGGTCGCAGAGAAAGCATCACGCAAAGCGTTGTATTCATTATTGATTGGTGCTGCACGTACAACAGCGGTTGGTACGATGTCAGCAGAAGATTGTCTTACATAACCTGTCATAATATTCCTTATCGTCTATCGTTCACGGAGTAGTTCATCACCATTCCCTGAACCGTGTGACTAGCATTTGTGTCATTCGTCACATATTTAAAAGCTATAGAGAAACCAGAGCCTTCAATATTTATCTTCTCTACTGGTGAAGGGTTACCATCAAACACAGCAGCAGCGTCATACACAGCTTCGTTGTAATAGGCAGCAGCACCACTTGTTGTCATTGTGTAGTTGGCAGGGTTGAAAACGCTTTGGCTTTCTTCAAAGTCGTATGCCACACCCAATGAGATTGTTGCAACACCTTCACTTCTCAGAAACGTTGTCAAGTTGTAAAAGTTCTTACGAATGGTGGGGTCTTCAAAGTAGTAATACGGAGTTTGGTAAACAGACAATATTGGCTGTCCATCAAAGGACGATCCTGTTTCTTGCTTATATACCTTACCAGCAGCATCGCCATGAATAACAATCTCGTCCACACCTACGTAACCACTTGACGCGCACGTTGCTGTAAAATCAAACAACTGACTAAACTCAAAACTGAAACCACCATCACGCTGTCTCAGACCACCAAGTAAACCAAATGTACCACTGGTAGGAATGAACAGTCTAAACTGAGACTTCTTTCTAATAACTACTGAAGTCAATAAGTCAGGATCAAGGTCTTCAGCAATAAGTTCTTGCAAGATGGCATTAATTGTAAACTGAATCTGCTTAGAGATTGTTTCCAATTCAACGTCACCAATCTTACTTGTACCCGCCACTGGTCTAAAACCATCTGGTCCTAAGAACAACAGATTACCACCAAGTTCTACCACACTATCAGAAGCAATACATCCCAAGTTGGTAGTGACTTCACTAACTACAAAGTCAGCAAGGTTTGTACCGGTCAATGCTTTAATAGCGTTCTTACCGAAGATGTAGAGTGTGTCACGAAACTGTTTAATCTGTACAATCTCAAAGCCTACGTTAATAACACCTGCGCCATTGGCTGGACTGAAATTTGTCTCATCAAGTGGTGCGGAGAAATACAGATTGAATGGTTCAGAAGCCTGACCAGCCAAGAACATGTGGTTCTTAAAAGCAGCAGCATACTTAGGAGCGGTAGGGGCATTGGTATCTGTTATCTGTGTGTAGGTTGTGCCGTTATATGTTGCAGCAGGATTGATACCGTCTGTTAAGAATAGCTTACTGGCAATCCAGTTATACCGAAACATCCTTACCTTCTTTACACCAGTCATTGTCACTGTGCCGGGAGTTGTAATAGCTACCCACGCTGAAGTGCCATTGTTCCACCTATAGAAGTAGTTTGTACCCGACGAAGGCTTACGACATGCAAAGATGGCATTGTTAATGCCTTCAGCAACGGCAACACCCAACACACTGCCTGTGCCAGTCACAGTGCCATAGTTGTTAGCGTATCCACTCACACGGCGATAACCACCCAATGTAGATGGTTCGTAGTTGATAAGCTGTGTAGCCGATCCCGGTTCTTGTTCACCCTGTGACAGTACATCACGGTTGGTGTTCATGCCACCAATCGATGTAACTTTGTAGCCTAATATGCGGTCTGCCATTATGCAACTCGTTGTGATGTACGCGACTGAACAATCATTGTCGAACGCATAGCCAATGGCTCATCCATCAGCAATCGACGCATTGTCTTAATACCTTGTTCAAATCGTTCACGATGTAAATTAGCGCTTTGCTCATTAGAGCGATAGATCATCATGTATGTCATAGCGCAATCAATGACAACACTATCAAAGCGAGTGGGAACAATACATGTATCAGTGGGTTCTGCCATGTCAGCAGGAAACGACCAATATTTATATTCAATAACATAAGCTTGGTCAGCAGGTGGTGTGATACTAAACTTGCTCTCTTGTGTCTGAACGACAGCTTGTGTAGGACCATAACCACCAGCACCAGCAGCCTCATCGATAGGCCGAAGAGTGTCCAAGTATTCTGGATAAGCCAATACAGGCAAACGCCGTGGTTCGTTATTGGCTGCTGTTAGTTGTTTGAGATAGAACGATTCCCAATCAACACTTGATGTGTCTGATGGAAAGTTGTAAGTGGCTGTGCCATTGGTGGCAAGTGTTTGAGAATATGTAGTGAGTGCGAAAGGCCATTCTTGTGCAGAATGCATTAACTCTCTAACAGATGAATTGATAGCCTGTTTAGCCAATGCTTGCACGTTACGCGCACCGCTGAATTCGGTGATGTCCATAACGACCTCACCCATTCGTCGCAGCAATTCATTTGTTAAGGAGATGTATGTGGACATATTTTATAAGCAAGAAAGGGGTGAGCCTTTGACGACCCACCCCATGAGTTACAGGCGATTAAGCCAGTTGGTCACGATCAACAGTGGCAGCAGCAAGAGTGCCAGCACCACAATCAACCACCAAAGCCCACACACGACCAGTGATGACACCGGGCGAACCAGAGATGGTGGTGACAACGTCAATGGTGTCAGCAGCAGCAATGAAGCCGGGAGTAACACCACCCTTGTTGCTATTAGCAGCGGTGTTGTCAAAGTTGAGGTCATTGGCAAACACAGTGGTGCCGTCAGTGACATCCAAGGTGTACGTGGTCACATCAGCAACTACAACATAGTTCTGAAAACCAGCAGCCAACACGGTTACACCGGCAGGCACGGAGATGCCGACAGTGGTGCCAGAAGCGGCAGCAAGCGACACATCTTTCTCAAGCAATACGGCTTGAGGACGAATGGATTGAACGATAGACATAAGAGTTTCCTTTAAGATTTATTTAAATATTCAATAGCTTTTTGAAGCAAAGCTGTATCGTCATTTAACAGGCCGATACCGTGATTACATTTAGAACAAAGAAGACCGCGAATCTTGCCTGTAGTATGACAGTGATCAATAAACAATTTACCGCTTGCAATTCTAGAGTTATTTACTTCTTCAGATTCACAAACAGCACACTTGTTATTTTGATCAGCTAACATATTGTAGTAGTCTTCAGCAGTTATACCGTAGGTACGAATGATAAAAGCTTTCCACTTTATGTGTTCATTGCAAGGTTTACATTTTGATCGCATTGATACACCACCTTTAGAACGATCATCACGCTCTAAAGTGTAATCACTAGCTAATTTAAAAACCCCACATGCTGTACAGTTTCTACCATATTTAAATGGATGATCGTCGTTCAGCATGAGGGTCTTCATTTTGCTTCCTTAAGGGTTAGTTAAGCAGCATTATACTTCGCTGTGACAAGAGCCTCGGGCCTCAAAATTTTTCTGCCATAGAGGTGCATACCACGAACAATGTCAGCAAAGCTATCAGGGTCACGATAGGTTTCGGTCTTGGTAATCTGTTGAGCAGACGCCACAGCCGATTCGCTACCAGCAACAATGATGCCGTAGTTGGCGTTCTGGTTAGCAGAACCAGTGGTTCCGGGGCCAGTACCAATTGATGGCAGGTTGTTCGACACATACACTTTGAAGCCGTGCAGATTGTTGATGATCAGGCCATTCTGCAGACCACTACCACCAAAGTCGCTGTTCATAAGACGGCTGTCTTCGTCTTTGAGCAACTCAACAAACACAGGATCGACCACCAACCAGCGACCATTTGTGTCAACAAATTGTTGATCCAGCAAACGAGCCATACGAGCCAGCACCATCAAAGGAGAAGCAACGTCGGTAGGGATGGTGGTAGCACCGGGCAGACGAGCAGCCAACGGAATGGAATGCTCACCAGCAGAAGCGGTGGTGATGTTACCAAAGCTACCTTTTTTCAGCTTCATTGTAGCAAGCAACTCGTCAGAACCAGCCGTAGAAACAGCTTTGGTGCCGGGAGCGGTTGAACGAGCAACGCTAGCGTTAGCATGCTTTGCAGCCTGTTGCCAGCCTGTCAGATAGCCAAGAACGTCTTGGTCATACTGATCACGCAAGCGATAAGCAGCGCGGTCAGAAGCCATTTGCATGAAATTTACATGCGAGTGAGCGGCCTCAATGTCGTCAATCTTGAAGGCAAAGTAGTTGGCTTGATCAACCACCAACGTGAAATCTTGATCGTCAAGTTCCTGTGCAGTGATTTGAGTACCACGAGCATAGTTTTGAACCGACACTTCAGGCTCTTTGATGATTTTGACAGAGTCGCCCATGTTGGCAATTTCACCAAAGTAGTCGTTATTGGTGATAGCCTCTACGGTAGACGACTTGCGGAAGGCTACTTGTACTTGCTTGGAATAAATAGCAGGGGAAAAATTGCCATTACTTAGTTGACCGTACCCCGGTGCTGATGGAAAAGCCATTTTTAAATCTCCTATAGATAGTTTGGCATATAATCAAATACGATAAACATGTCTACAGAGGCTGGCTTGAATCGGTGCGTATCAATGTCTAATGCCTTAGACACACATACGGGCAATTAAGTTACAGGTAATTCTGTCAACTAGCTGTTCTTCGTCACAAGCAAAGAAAAATAAACCGATCTTCAGTCATATTTGTCTTTACCCAAAAAGAGTTTCTTACAAGATGGTTGGTATTGCTACGGCAACTTGTCACTCTTTACAGAACTAGGCTTATTTAATAAACCAAGAAAGCAGTTTCTGTTCGTTCTGTAAGATAGTTATAACACTGCTTTTTTTACTTTGTCAACTATTATCGAGTTGCACCACTAATATCGTAAATAAATTTACCAGATCGAATAGATTTAGTGATGGCTTCTTGGTTAGCCTCATACTGCTGAATGCTCATTCGATTAACATCGCTCTCTTTAAATGAGCCTTCGACGTTGTCTGAGTCTGGAGCCGCTTTACTTCGACGAATGCCAACACTAGCTGCTGCTTCTTTGTTGTTTGAACGCCCAATGTTTTTATCAGCCTTATAAAGATCAATTGCACGAGAAGCAGACTTTACATCTGTTTCGTTGTTATACAAAGCTTCTTGAATGTACTTGGGTTGTTCTTCAACCCACTCATGAAACTCGTCAGTATCTTTAATCTTTTCAAAATCAGGATGAATCTTTAACAAAGCCGCCTCAGCTTTTTCACGAGCGGTTAGTTTTTCTTGTTCGTCCAAAGCTTTAAAGCGTTCTTCTAAATAGGAAGATTGTTCTTTAGCTTTTTTCAACGCAATGGTTTCAACAATCTTTGCAACATCAGGATAGTTCTGCACCCAAGCAGCAAGCTCTTCCTCACTCTTTGGCATTTTAATTTGTTGCTCTGTGCTTTGTTGAAGTTGTGTTTTTAGTTCATCAATTTGTTTTTGAAAATTAAGTTGTTGCTCTTGAGAGTGCCTACGTAAATCACCATATCGTTTCTTAAAGCTTTTTTCTTCAGCACTCTCTGGTTCCGCTTCAACAACCGGAACGGGAGCTTGTTCAACTCCATCAATCAAAAGCTTCAACTCTGCTTCTTCTTTTTCAATACGCTCAGTATTGGCATTGCGTTTGCCATAAAAAGACACAACCTTTGATTGTTCAATAACTGCTTCTGTCATATTTACCTTTTAAGTTGGGGCTAACTGTAGCCAGCAAAACTGGGGAGATAGGTAGCCATTAATGGTGAGTTGTTATAAAGTATCTTCCAGCCCACCACTGGTTTAGATATTAGTATTATATATTATTTAGTAGACCACCAACGGCTCCTCCATTTCCATCTCCACCACCATTCTGTTATCACATCAGCAAAAGATGTGTTTTTAAAAGCAATTAAATAAGTCATAATTATTGATATCCTTCAGCACTATATCCACCAAAATCTACACCTTCCTTACCACCACCGGCAAGTGCGCCACCAACATCAATACTTTCGGCAGTACCCGGAGTGCCACCCGAAGTTCCCGTGTTAGTTGATCCTTTGACGCCTGTTCCAGTATTAACGTTAGAAATATTTGCAGATAAATCCTGATCAATTCCAGTAAATGGAGTGAAAAATGCCTCAGCGTCTATAGGTCTAGCAGAAATATTACTACGGGTTATCGGAGCACCGACAATAACATCACCCTCACTAGCCTTGTCTGCAGCCCTCATACCACTACCAAGAGGAGCAATTCCGCCCATATTACCAATAGGACTGCGAGTGTCGTCACGAGTGCTTTCATCATTATCTGATAGTATACTAGCTAGCGCAGCTTTTGGCGATATGTTGTTATCAATTGATAAACTGATAACAGAATCAATAAGTGCTCTCTGGCCTTGTGCTGTAGCAGGATCAATCCCCATTGGATTTGCGGCAATGCCTGCCCCTGTCATAGAAGTAACACCAAATCCACCATCATCAACTTCCACACCATAACCAGCGCCAGCATAAGACGGACCAAACCTTGATACATTATCAGAAATAATAGATTGTTGTTTTGCTGTTTCAGAAATAGTAGCTGAGTCAAGCATTGCTTTTGATGCAAGATTTGCTATGCTAGCACCGGGAAGTAAGCCAAAGAAAAGACCACCATAATTTTCAAGTCCTTGTTGCACTTTTCCTTGAAAAGACACAGGCCCCGGAGAAGTTAATCCAGATGTTGGAGAATATCCTAAATCACGATCACCAGCACTGTCTTGACCACCACCAGCATCGCCTTGCTGTGCAGCCGGTCCAGTTGGGGTTGTTCCCTTTGTCGGAGTTGTATCTGTAGATGCTGCACGAATTCTATAGCCAGCAGGAACAGCAAGTTGAGGTTGACCATTAATGAATGGAATAAAAATCCTATTGCCTTTATCGTCTTCCATAGGAATCATTTCAAATCCCTTAATAGGAGCACGTTTATAAATTGCAGCGTTGGTAGCGGGGTCGTATGGAACAACACCACCTTTGTTATACCCAGTTTCACTATC